TACGTGGACAAACGTTGTGTCTGCATGTTTTCCTTGTAACCAAAAGAAAGGTGATCGGTTCATCAAGCCATTGAATGCGCCACACCGGCCTGACTATTGGGAAATGGTTAACAAGATCAAGATCAATCCGATCCAGATCAAGCAAGAGATTTGGCACGAGTACCTAGATCACTACCTAGCCTAGATTGAGAGGAAAATGAAATGACTACACAAAGCAGTGCTTTTGGTAAAATTATCGGAGTGGATAAGCCGCATCGGCCATCGACTCCTAAATCAAAAGTCAATATCGAACTGGAAGCAAATAGGCCAATTGATGCACCCTATGTTATGCGGTCAAGATTCGGTGGGTTTATTTCTCGCAGAGATATGGGCACTATTAAGCATATCGGCGATATTCAAAACTCAAAAGCCAAGCGTGGTGTGGTCAAAAAGGTACGCGACCACATCATTTGGTGAATCGGGTGTTTCCATAATGTACCACAGTGATTGATTCGTCATCGCTGTGGTACTTTCTCCACGGATCGACTACGATTGATCCTGATGGGATGTCGTAATCCTCAACCCAATCTTCATAGTACGAGATCAAATACACTGCATTGTCTGGTGTCCAATCCGGCGTGTCTCCGGTGTTTGGGTCTACGTACATAATAGTCCAGCCATTTGAATACTCAAGGAGATAGTGATGCACAAGCATGCTGTAAGAGCCTGTGGTGTACGGCACAGCAGGTTTGTATGCTTTTCCTAGGATGACCACGGGACGGTCGAAAGATGCTAGTTTTTTGGCTAGATTCTCTGCTTGAACTTCCCGTGCACTCATAATAGCATCAAACAAATCATACCCAAGATCAAGTTCCTCTGCCATGTAACGTAACGCAATGTTGTCACGCGGGTGACATGGCCCACCATCTCCCATTCCAGCAAACATGTATTTCGGTCCCATGATGCGGTGTGTCGATTTCGCTAATGCATTTGTAACCACGTCCACATTGATATTGCCTGACTTCTCGGCAACATCTTGGATCATGTTCACAATACCGATTTTGGCACTGATGAAGGTGTTTCCTTGCCATGTGCATTTACCATTGCGTCTTGTCAAAAACACATGATTTTTGGGCAACATTACGCAATATACATATCCATCATAGTTATATAACTCAGTATATTTCAGGCCAGCTTTTCCAGATCGTTGAAAGTTGGATATGTTGGTTACCAATTCATATACCAAATGACAATCTTTGTTGCTCAATTCTGTTCTAGTCGTTCTGTATGAGGGGAAATGCCCTATTTTTACAATGAGTTCTCCTAAATCTGCGGCCATTTGATCAGAAGATGTTGCATAATATTTGTACCGCCTATCATCTTCTTTTGTTCCATCAAATCTCTTGGTAGGGAGACTGCTCCCATCTGCTAAATTATAGATATCCAAAAACAACCGTATATGATCCTTTCCCATATTTTTGATATGAGTAGGAACGTACTTATCGAAACTTTTACCAAACATAGATAGGTACTTACCTAGTTCTCTTTGTAAGAAACTTACTCCGGTCGCACCTTCACATACTATATTCGTAGTGTTAAAGTGTGTTTTGAGTTCTGTCATAACCCTTCGTATTTGGTTGTATTTGCTCGTGTTTTTTTCTTGATCTTGTGATATTATGATTCTACCATTAGAAACACAGCCTTCTGACAAAAACCAAGCCATCAGTTCCACATATAACGATGTCGGTAATTTAACAAAACCCAGATCGATCTCTGTTGGAGAATCATTATGCCATTCAGTGTGTCGAATAAACGAGAACTGATTCCGTTTGATTGCATCGTTAGCCGACATTATGCGCCAGTTGTAATCATATCCCTTTTCTGGGTGCGAAATTTGAGTTCCTATGAACATATTATGATCACGGGTGACTAATACATCATCTTTGGAGCTATGAAAGTGTATCATTTCACCCTGATGAGGTCTTCCTACTATACTCGTAGGAGACAACCATTCTGGTATAATTGTATCTGGAGCTAAACTAAAAACTTGATCAATCAAGGATATTTCAGGAAAAAGCTTCCATCCGGTATTCGTCAACACTTCGGTATCTTCGGAATAACAATTATAGAAAATCTTGATGGACTCGGCTTCATCCCAAGTACCCACTTCATATCGAGGATGTTTTAGCATCATGGTGTTGTAGAACTCAATCAACATTTTAGCATCGCCAGTTGTAGAGCCATCTTCAGTGCCGATGATTACCATCTCAGGATCAACCATATCTTCTTTTACTGTTCCCATGGCAATCAGATATGGATTGTAGATGAAGCGGAAGTTGTTCACCAATGGTATAAACTCTCTGCGGACGGTGCCTGGGAGGGTTGTGCTGATCAATACAACTAGTTGATTTTTGTTGGCATATTTATCGACTTCTTGTAGTACAGATTTCACCACACTGTAATCGAAGTCTTTGTTCGGGAGATGGGATGTTGGTTCTGATCCACCATACATGGGATCATGCGGGGTTTCCACTGCGATGAATATCAAATCTTTATGTTGTACAACTTCTTCAACAGTTTGTACCATTTCAAAGTTGCTAGGTGTGCGAGGACTGAGGTCATATCCCTGTACATCATGATATTCCGCCATGACTTCTGCGCATGGTTGTCCCAATTTTCCTACGCCTATCATCCCTACACGCATTACATATTTTCCTTACAGTTATCAAAATGCCAACGCTTCATTGCGCCAATCCCACCCTCTTTAAAACAATAGGGACATGTTATTTTTGCTTTTGGTTTGCCTTTATTAGCAATACTTATGTTCAGTTTATGTTCGTCAGTAATTATTTGTGTTGCTCTTGCATTCCGTATTTTTTGTTTCGCCTCTTCTGATTGAACGAATACAAATCCCGACTGTTTGCTTTTGTGGTTTGCTGACATTTTTTGCTTTGTGTTGCTGTTGGCTTTTTTGCCTGTGTTTTTTTCTCGCAGTTTCTGCTTTGCTTCTTCTGACATGGACTTGCCTAAATTATGTCCATCGTGAGTATCGAAATATTTGGATATAGCTTTTGAAAGATTTGCTCTATGCTGTTTTGATTTGGGTTTACCCTTGAGTGCTGCACTGATTTTTACACCAACACTAGCATCACGTTTGCCATACCTAATGGGTGGTGCCATTCTGTCATTTTGATTTATGAAGTCTTCACGGATAACAACTTTCATTCGCTTAAGAACCCGTTCTTCCCAATCGCGGGCTTCCCTCACAGTATCAAATGTTTTTCGTATAGTTACGATATCCGGTTCGCCATGTTCTGATCTCAATTCTTTAACTAGGCCAGAGGAAGTGAAATAAACGGTCCACAACTCGTCGGGATGGCATCCGGCGGCATATCTAACCCCGTAGTAAAATTTGTTCATCTTTGACCAGCCTATTAGATATGTAAACGGTTTCATTTGTATTCTCCTATATGTCTATTTATACCAATAAAACCTACTTGCACAATAAAACCACGAAAAAACCCCAGAATATTTCTGGGGCTTTCGTGGGGGTGTCTTTCGCGGGGCTTAGTCGTCTTTCATTTTGACCCAAAGACCAGTCAAGTTTTCTTTGATGTCTTGTACAGCTTTAGGGTTATCACCGGGGAACTCACGACGCCATTGTTTCTTGGCACCATTCAGTCCACCTGACATTCCATTGACTTGTAGATCAGTGTCGCCATACGTTGGGTCTGGCTCATTTGCGTACTCTTCATCGATCTGTGGCTTTAGGCCAGCTAGCTTCAACATGTCGCCCAACATAGCTGCGCGATCTGCATCTGCGATGTCGTCTGATTCATTCATTTTACTATCCTTGACTGCCACAGTGCCATTTTTCTTCAGTTTATCGATATAACGGAATTTAACGCCGTCTTCTCTAGCCATTGCATTTGCTTCTTGTGGTGAGCACCATATCTGTTTGCCTGTTGCGGAGTGATATGTACCTGCACCAAGACCTGAATATACATAGGTGCCTGACTCTTCTGCCGATTCTTTAATTGATTTCAAACCAGCTAGGTGTAGCATGTCATTCAATACTGCAGCGCGATCTTCGTCGGCAACATCTTCGTTTACTTTGCCGTCACCATCACATGCTGGGCAGTATTTACCGCCGTCGTCCGAATATCCTTTTTTGTTGTTGCCGGTGCCGTCGCATTCATCACAGTCAGGTCTATCATCGCGTGATTCTTCAACCTTGTCCTTGTCTTTTTCGCTTTTGAGACCGAACGGATTTTCCTTGCCTTGTTTATTTTGCTTTTCGGCATTCTTTTCAGCTTTCTTGGCATCGAACTCATCAACTTGCTCTTCATCAAGCTCTTTGCTTTCATTCGTAACACATTCACATGCCTCATTACAATCGCCGTCACAATCACAATCGTGATCACAGCTACCTTTTGACTTCAGCATGTCTTCTTTGGTGTTGTTCTCGACAGTCATGTTCATGCGTTCGGTGTTATCCAAAGCTCCAAGAATGGCTTCATTCTGATCTTCGATAGCTTTCAAAGCTTCTAATACGTTTTTCATTTCCATGATTATTTCTTCCTATTTGGGGCTTTCTGTGCATTCCAAGGCCACCGGGATGGATCAGGAACATGTGTGCCTACAACACTTTGTTTGCCTTCTGGGGCATCTGACGAGAATTTCGCCTTATCACCATTTGGTACTGCAAGCTCATACTCACGTGTTTCGATATCGCCGAGCATTTTCTTGTTGTACTCATCGCCGAATGTTGGGTCTTGTGTAGTGGTTTCCATTTCAGAACCAACTAGTGGAACATAAACCTGTTCACCTTCTGGTGCTTCTTCACGAGCGATTTCATCGTAGTTATCTGCGTTCATTACAACAGACATACTGCGCGGAATGCCACCGAATGCTTCCATGTTGTTCCAAATCATATCTGGAGTCGCAGGATAGTTTACCACTGCATCAATTGTCCAAACTTCAGCGTTCTTCAGTGTTTGGAAGTCTGCTGGGTGTTTCTGAATTGGGGATTTCTTTGGGTGTGAGATACTGATTAGTTCATAACGTGAAAGGACATGCTCTAGCTTATCCATTACGCCATCAGTTGGCTCTATAGCAAGCTTGATACGGAAACCGTAGTCTTTCTTACCTTCTGTCAAATATGTAGCGAATTGTTTCATTGTAAATCCTTGTTATGTTATTTATCTTCGGCGTCCAATTTGATCTGGTCCATAACCTGTTGCATCAGGGTATTTCTGTCCAATATCACGCCTTCACCATCAATAGCGTCCTCATCGATACCACTTGATCTCATTCCGGAGTCCATTTTGGCTTTCCTCAACTGTAAGTCGAGCATTTTGAGTTTTTTGTCCATTTTGGCACTCTTTGCAGTGATTGCATGACCTAGCATCTGGCCTGCGACTTCCATCATACGGCCTGCTCTGGAAGGATCGACGTTGTATGCCAAATCCATGATGTCAGTGAACGCTGTTTTGGCTAAATCGCCCAACTCGTCCATCTCATTCTCGTGAGCTTCCAGATTTTTAACCATCGGCAGTGCTTTGTCTATTTTGTCAATCGTTTGCATGGTAGTTTCGAGTGCTTTCGAGTCCGTAGGCTCTGAGGTGGATTTCTCTTCTTCTTTATCGTCATCTGTGTCTTCTGGCTCATCTAGATTGAAAAGATCACTAAGTTGTTTCGTCATATGGTACTCCTGAATGTACTTATTACTTACGACGACGGTTTTTGGGTTTTGTTCCAGCGAATAGATCGTGTTCTGTGAGGATGCGGAACTTCACGCCCATGCGTTTGCTCCACGCGGATGCTGCTTTCCACTTTTCTTGGTTCACTGCATAACGTTCAGCGTCCATTTGTGATCGGACGGATTCTTTGAATGTTTCTTTGGCTGGCTTGATCTCGATCAATTCGCCATGCACGGTGCCATTCTTATCTACGTATGATATCAGGAAGTCCGGAATATACACGGTTTGCTTTCCTGTTAGTGGGTTTCGATATGGTATCTTCACGGATTCAGATGCCCATGAAAGTATGCTTGAGTTGTTATCACAGAACTGCATGAACTGGCTTTCCCAGCCGGATCGATATGTGGGCATACCAACCCCTTTGTATTTCTGTGGATTTCGAACTTGATATTGCCCGTGTAATGTCTTACCCCGGACTGCCATTATGCTAAGATGCTTCTCGCTACAATCTCAATTACAGGCTGGGTTTGTTTTACACCAAGTAGACTTGTGTTACGTCGGGTTTCATTCATGTACAATGCCAGTGTTGCATCTAGCTCCAGATCATCAACTGAATCCAAATCTTTAATGACTTGTAATGGGTCAAGTTTGTTATCGAATGACGTTGTAATAACGGCTGCGGTCAATGCGTCTGCTGCTTCTTGAGATTTGATCTTACGCACGAAGAAGCCATGTACGACATCATACACATTGATATCCACTGTCACTTTGGTGTCGAAGTACCCATTAAATAATCTGAGAGTTTTAGTGGTATTGGTCGAAGTGGATGGAGGTACAATCGGTAAATTGGTTGTCTGTTGTGTGCTCATCATGTATCCTTAAGGTTGCTCAGTACTATCTATCGGTCTTGGGGCAGCGGGTTGTGTTATTTGGACACTACTGTTATTACTGACCACACGCGAAGCTGCCGAAGAGAGTGATAGCCCAGCGATTGTCGAACCGATTCTCGGAATCGTTGATACGATACTGGTACCTATTGTATTTTGTGCACCGGCTGCTGGGATTATAGTAGATGCTTGTGGGAATGCGATTCCCGCACCCGCATTATCTCTGGCGGCATTTTTGATAACATCTACTGCTGAGTTTTTCAAAATAGATTTGATGTTTTTGCCACGAAGATTTCCTGCCGCACCGATACCTTTGAATATAGCTCCAGCAATATTTGGGTTCTCACCGAATAGATCATTTCCGATAGATGTGGCGGTCGATAAAAGGCCACCGGGGCCAAGTAGACTATCTGTTGATCCGCCGCCGGGGGTCAGTGGGCTTGGTGCGCTGTCGTAGTGAGCGTTATCAAATCCTGGGAGACGCTTTACTGTCTGATTCGATGAACCCATTTTCACTGCCTCGAACGACACTGACATAGAGGTTTCCATCGTTTCTGATGAACCGGTCACATCATGATTTGCGAATTGATAACTGTCGATCATTGGGTTCATAAGAGTATACTCAGTTACCCGTTTTTGATGCAAGCTATACACTTTAATCCAAGATAGGTATGGCGCAACGGGGCCTTTAGTCAAACCATATCTGTCAATGATGCGGGGCTTGTATACGTTATTTTCTAGATATGATACATCTTTGTGGTCAGAATCTGAGCTATAGTAACTGAAATAATCGAACCAAAAATCCCTCAATAGATTTGCACTGTCATCATGGAATGTGATATTGATTGGTTCGTATTCCATTTTGGTTTGGATCAGTCGTGTTCTGTTGTATTGATTTTTAATTTCCAGTTGATTTTTGAATTTTGGAAGGTCTACATTCTTTACAAGTTGTCCAATTTCAGTTTGTTCTGGAAACGTGAATTTAGCGTTTGGAACTGCTGCTGGATTGAATCCGATAACCACATAGAACAGAAACTTATTCTTAGGCGCAAGACGATAATTCGAGTCAACGAATAACTTCGAGGCATGTTTGAAATCACGGATTTGGTCATTAGTTGAGCCTAATCCGGTTAAGAATGAATCCATTATGGTCATCGGTTTTCCTTATTAACCAGTGACTGTGGTTCCGACTGTACGTGTTACTGCTGTACCGATGCCTGTTCCTACTGGGGTCTGAATAGCGTTGTCAAACTTAATTGTCATGCTGATTGTAGCAGGTTCAGAAGTCGCAAAGCTCATTGTGTTGTAGTTAACGTTTGTTACCATGCAACCATACATTTCCCATGTTTCGAGAACTGTTGGCTCATTGACACCGTTGCCGCCATCAAGAACTTCGTAGCGTGTGATGAATTTGTAATCGATGCCCGATGCTGCAGAACTCTGCTCCATGAAATCGAATTGCTTCTGCATCTGTTCACCGACAAGTTTAGCAACTTCGCCTTGAGCGTCATCACGTAGGTTTACTACAGTTGGCTCCCATGTGTGCTTACCAAGAAGGTTAACTTTTGAGTTATATACATCAAGTGTGATTTCTTCAAAGCTTGCGCTTGGGCGAGTAATATCCATGACCTGTTTGGTCAATTCACTACGTGGGGTACTTACGCCGAAGTTCTCAAATGATGCACGGAAGCGGTATTGTAGCTTCGGCATGAACAAGCCTTGTGCGGATGCGCTTTGATCACTTGCTAGTGGTACTGTAAATTTGGTCAATGATGCTACTGACATGTGTAATCTCCTGATTATCGTTACTAATATTTATCAGAAAACTTTGTAACTTATTCCACATGCATAAATAGTTTTAAGTGGTTGAATAGCGATATCAAAGTATGGTATTATACTGTGAGGGATTAATATGATAGAATGTAAAATCTGTAACAGAGAATTCAAGAACACAATAGGATGGAAACATCTACGAACGCATGATCTGACCACCACTGAGTACAAAGAACAATATGGTGAGGTGGTTAGTGAAGAATATAGGGAATTGAAGCGGTTGCAATCCTCTGGGGATAACAATGGAATGTTCGGAAGGAGTCATTCAGATGCATCCAAGCAACAGATGAGTGGAAGCAGCGTGGGTAAGATTGCTTGGAATAAAAATACTGCTATGAAGCAAGAGCAAAAGGATAAACTGAGCACCAAAGCACTTGCGCGGAACGCCGAATGGAAAAAGAATGGCAACCATCCAAACTTAGGCAGTAAACGCAGTGATGAAACTAAGCAAAAAATCAAAGAAAAGCGGGCTGACCAGACCATCACACATGAATCAGCGATGAAGGCTATCGAAACTAAAAAAGAACGTGGATATGATTTGGCGTTCTTTAGGGGCAGTAGTCATACCGAGGAATCAATAGAAAAGATTAAGGCATCATCGGGCGCTACTGCTAAACTCAAAAGCGAAAAAGCCAACGATAGAATTATGGAAACGTTATGTTCTCAAAACCTGATGTTATTAAATTCAGTAGATGAAGCACTGTTTAAATTAAAATGCAATACATGTGGTCACAAATTTCACATCACTAAGCAATATACTAGAGGGGTTAAATTGAAGACCCATCTATGTGACATATGTTATCCTAAACCGGCGATCCGAATCAGCAAAGGCGAAGCAGAATTGGCTGACTGGTTACGGGACAAAGACATCACTGTTGTTCAGACATCCCGTAGTATTATCAAGCCGTATGAGATAGATATTTTTCTTCCGGAATACAATCTGGGCATTGAATACTGTGGATTATACTGGCACAGCGAAGTTGCTGGAAAAGATAACACGTATCACTTAATGAAAAGAACTTTGGCGGCGGCAAAAGGCATTCATTTAATTACGTTGTTTGAAGATGAATGGATCAACAATTCTGATATCGTTAAGAGTCGGATCACGAACCACATAGGAACGACTGATGACAAAGTGTATGCAAGAAAATGTTTGATCGAAGAAATCGATTCTAGTACCGCAAATAAGTTCTTAAACGATAATCACATTCAAGGATCAGGCCGAAGCAATGTGCGATACGGTCTCTTTCACGATGGAGAATTATTATCAGTGATGACTTTTTCCAAATCTAATATCTCAAGAAAGGTAGATAAATGGGAAATCAATCGACTATGTAGCAAACTTAATACCGCAGTCATTGGTGGGGCGAGTAAGCTTTTCAAGCATTTCGTAACCAACATCGACCCTATCGAAATCATATCATACGCAGATAAACGATGGAGCAACGATGATGCATTTTATGACAAATTGGGATTCATTAAACAAAAAGATACGCCGCCATCGTACTGGTACATAACAGCAAATGATCTTACTCGTTATCATAGATTTGGGTTACGTAAAACAAAAGAGGACAATCAAAATATAACCGAGTGGGAGAATAGGCAACTACAGGGGTGGAATAGAATATGGGATTGTGGAAACTTGAAGTACATATGGAAAAAGGGGCAATAAAAATTGCCCCTTTTACTTTCGTTATATTGCCGAATACTTCGCGTTATCCTCCGGCTATTTCACCAGTATTCAAAATTCGAAGTGGAATATAAATGAATTCGACTGTTTTTACTGGCTCGATGGCTATATCTACGTAAAGTTCGTTACGGTCGATACGTGCTGATGTGTTGTTTGACTCATCACACACTACCAAGTAATCGTACAATCCGCGTTTTGCTACAAGATCGTTCATTTCTTGCTCAACAACCTGCTTGATTTCATCACGAGTTAGCTTATCGTTCGGCTCGAAGATGAATGGTTTTGCAAGCTTATCAAGCTGACGACGAATGTGAGCTACCAGACGGGCAACGTTGATGCGATCAAGCGCCGAAGCGAATGACTGCACTGTCAAGTTACCGTACAACATAACACCAATTCCCGGAATGTTAGTAATCGGGTTGATATCGTTGGTGTACAATGTGTCACGAACTGATTCACGGATGTCGGTAAGCTGGAATTCACCAGATGCTGCATCCAAGTAACCAATTGCTGATGCGTTATCAACTAGACCACGGCGTGGTCCTGCTGGTGCGAACCAAGGGAACGCTACATCATCATTTCGTACCAAACCACGAAGAACCATGTGGGATGATGGAACAACAATTGTGTTTCCGCTCAAGTCGTTTGTGAGACCGTGGCAATACCATAGACCCATGTATGAACTTGAATTTGCGAGACCATCTTCGCCTGTTCCTGCAGTTGCGTTTGTTGCCCAAGCTTGGATTTCCGTTGAAGTGGAACCCAAACGCATTGGTGTATCACCAACAACGAATGCTGTTTCACGACGATCCGTGTTCAATTGGATCATGTTCGGAATAAGTTCAGGATATCCAGGTGAAGAAATAATGTTGAACTCACGAGTCTCTTCGCGGTTATCAGTGCTTGCATCGATACCTGCTTTAAATGCGGCAACAACAACGGCGCGTTGAGCTTTACGACCCATGTAAGGGGAGCCGTCAAGTTTGTTTCCACTTACTGTTACCCATGCGTTTGTCTCTGTTGGGAGAGTTGGGTAATCAGCGATTGGGAAATCTGTGCGGTTGAAGTAATCGCTTTTGAATTTCTTCACGGTGTAGCCGGAACGACGTGTGTTCCATAGAAGCATACCACGTGGATAGATTGCTGGGTCTGGCTCATCCAGATCAACAATATCAGAAGTTAGCAAATCAACGATTGATGTAAGTGTTCCAGTGTTGACATCAGTTGTGGTGTCACCCATGAAACGAGCATCAGCGAATAGGATACCGTTTTCTGAACCTTGATCGGTGTTGTCTACGACTACCCACTTATCTTCACCAGAAACTGCTTGCCAGCGATTTAGGATTGGATAGTTTTCTAGGTCAGAAGTATCTACCCATAGATCACCGTATACCAATGCAGTTTCATCTGACTGTGTTGTTGGTGCTGCTGCTGCAACTTGTGGTCCTGCTGGATCAGTTGTTGAAAGATCGTAACCACGTGCATCGTTTGATACATTCTGGTAACCTCTCCATACTGAACCGTCATGGATCATAATATCAACGTCATCAACGTCATCGTGGAACCAATATGTGTCGGCAGATGGGTCGGTTGTAGGCTGTGCTACAGATGTTGTATACGTCGCTGGAACCCAGTTACTCAGGATAATATCACTTGCGTTACCGGCACGAACTTGGCCAGTTGTGATTGCTGCTACAAGACCAACATCGGCTAGAGGTGTATTCAGTGTTTCTTTCAGAACAATTACACCACCGCCTGTGTGGGTGATGCTTACTGCGCCTGTAGTTTCAACTGCTGCTGTTACACCAGTAACATTTGCTGCCAGAATGTCTGTTACGAAGGTAGCGCCAGTGGTGCCGCTCATTGTAACTGTTACAGGTGTTGACATTGCTACAGAACCTGCTGCTGATGCAGAGATGGTAAACGTGTCTGAAGTGGTTGGGGCTGGAGTAGTTGTGTTACCAACCACAATAGTATCACCTGATGCATAACGCTTGAACAGTTTGTAGGTTACTGTCTCATCTTCGGTTACATCATACTGCATGTAGTATGTTGATGTTGAAAGATTTTGACCACCACCAGAACTATCCAAGTTCTTGTTAGCTGTCTGATCGTTTTCATAAAGCAATGCTGTTGTGTCAACAAACAAATCAGTTGTTGAGTTGTATACTGACAGATCAACGTGAGCACCGTTACCGGCACCGCCTGAAGATGCTTTGGTTGTTTTAACCCATACGGAACCTGTTGGACGCGGAACTGTGTCGCCTGATTTCCATTCTGGTACAGTGTAGTGAGGGGATTGCTGTACTAGTGGACCAGCGTATGTACCTGCGGTAATTCCTGCGGCTGCTAGGAAACCAGTTACACCGCCGTCTGCGATTACCATTTTTCCATCGACAGTAGAACCATCGGATGTTGCTGTGCTTTCAACGTAGAATTCTAGTACGTTATCAACCACTGCTGTGGTGATGCCTGTGCCTGTCATTGCCGTATTAATACGGGATGATGCCAAGCTGGCTGTTGTGTCAGAACTCAATGTTGTTGTAATTGTGTTAATAACAATAGTTTCATTGCCCGCAAATGTTGGAGAAGCGGTGGATGAAGCTGCTGGCCATGAAACTTCCCATGTGGTGTCACCGGTCAGTACCCATGCATTACTACGGTTCTTGTAATATGTCGGATTGCTTGTATTTGTAGCAACAACTGCATAGTCGCCGATATCACCGATTGATGCCAATGGAACACCACCTGTCAAATCGGCAGTATCTTCGATCACGATAGGAGTAACTGTACCGAATGCTTGTGTTGCAGCACTGAACTGAGTGATGCCCCAAGAGGTAGTGGATGCGTCAATCCATACTGTTCCGTTTACAGGATTTCCAGTAGGACGTGATGCACCGGTAAGTTCGGAAAGATCAATATCAACACGCTGTACATAGCAACGGTTACTAATACCCAGCAAGCTGTATGCTGCCATTAGTCCGTATTCGTTCAATTCATAACCATGAAGACCAGTTCCAGATGTGCTCTGATAGAAGGTAGGTGCTCCGAATGTCGCTGTTAATTCGCGACGAGATGAGATCAGGTAGATGTCATTTGCTGTTGCTGCAGTTGTTCCTGCTGCGGTACCGGTTCCTGCGGCATCTGATTTATCTTGACCAGTTGCAATAAGAACATAGGGTACGGTGCCTGTTGACGCTGGTGCATAGATGCTTTCATCTGATACTGTAACGTCGATACCGGGTGATACTAATGTTGCCATGTTTTTGTTTCCTCACTATAAACATATTTGTTACTGTATTTAGCGAAAGCGAGGAAAACAGGGCTGATACGACGAGTCCTTTATTTGTGCTTTGCCTAAATAAAGGTATGAAGGACGATATCAGTGTTTAAGAATAACAAATACACCAAGACATACAATGCAATTATACACCGAGCAAAAAACAGACATATGCCGGTATGTTATACCGAAGTTCATCATGTCATACCCCGATGCATGGGCGGTGATAATTCTAGTGGGAATTTGGTGGTGCTTGAGGGCAGAGAACATTATATATGCCATCTGTTACTGCCAAGAATGGTCGATGACCCGATACATGTTTCTAAGCTGATGAGCGCGGCATTTTTCATGTCCAATCTCAGCAACGCTGATCAGAGACCATTCAAGGTAAACAATCGCATATATCAATCTTTAAAAGAATGGTTTGCGAGAGAAACCTCAAAGCGAATGACCAAGTATCCCCCAATCAATGAAAGAGAACGTGGGTTATGCCCCGAGTGTGGCATTGATCCAGTGTCGATAAATTATTACCGAACAGATATGGATGGCAATGAAAAGGTATACTATAAGAAGAAATGTGCTACTTGTATCAGAAAAGATAAGAAGAAAAAATACCCGAAACCTTCCGTGGTTGCAAATTACAGAAAAAAGCCGCACTGTGAGAAATGCGGCTTCCATCCGAAGTTCGAAGCTCAATTAGTGATCCATCATATCGATTTAGATCAAACGAATTATGCTTGGAACAACCTCAAAACAGTTTGTTTGAACTGTGAATATGAGTTAGTTATCGGTAAAGTTAAGTGGTCACAAGGCGATTTGGTTCCGGATAACATAAATACAATGTAGGTCACGAACACGTATTCTACCTACTCTAACGTCTGGGGAGACATCAGCAATGTATTTAGATAACAAATATACCAAGTGGTATTATAACATAACAAAATCAGCACAAATGAGACTTGCGCCCAAGGGATATATCGAGAAACATCATATCATTCCAAAGTGCATGGGGGGCGGGGAAGGAAACAATATTGTTGCATTGGCAGCTAAACGCAATTTGATACCAGATCATTGACCTTGATTTGTAGATCAATGAAAGACCCATCATTGGTTATCTCATGATCAAACTCTTGCC